CGTCCTGTCGCGACGGCCGCCGGCGACCAGGCGCAAGGTTAACGTCCGGGTTAACTTGCCAAGCGGTTAACCCTATGGTATGCTTTTCCCCGTGACTCAGGAAGAGTTTGCAAAGCGCGCGGGTGTTTCCCCTGTCGCGATTCATAAGGCGATCAAGTCGGGGCGCCTCGTAAAGACAAAGAACGGAATCGACCCCAATCATCCCTTGAGCGTCGAATACCTTGCACGTCATAGCGCGGACGGAAAAAAAGCCGCACTCGATAAGCAGAAGCCCGCTCGGTCGAAGCGCGGGCGTCAGAACATCACGCAGATCAGCGCACAAACCGTGAACATCTCACCTCCGTCGGAAGATGCCAAGGATGAAGTACTACAGTTGGCCATGCAGGAGCGAGTGGAGAAAGTGAGAAAGCTTCGCATCCAGAATGCCATCGCCCGCGGCCAGTACATACAGCGCGAGGTGGTGCGCCTCTGGGGGAAGATGCTTTTCTCCGTCCTGCTTGCCGCATTCCGAGATCTGGATGAGCGCATCATGCCAACGATTTCCGCCGCGTGCCGATCGGCATCCTCGGAGGCTGAATCGATCGCCAAGGGCGGCGCAATTCTCAGAAAGGAACTACACGATGGCCTCGACAGCGTTGGAAAGGCAGCAGCGGATTTCCACGACGAACCTCCCGACCCGGCGCAGAGTGAGTTTGACGCCGGAGATTCTGCTGAAGGACTCGCAATGGATTAGCGGTCTCGCCCCACTTTTCCAGATCACGCACACCTTCGAGCGCATTTCCGAATACGTAGAAGGCCGCCGCCGGATGCCCCCCGATTCTCCAATCCCCGGTCTTTGGCGCAACAGCATGACCCCCTACCTTGTGGAGATCATGGACGCCATGGGTCCGCGCTCTCTCATCCAGCACGTCGTCTGCATGTGCTCGGCGCAAGTCGGAAAGACCGCGGCAGCGGCAAACGTCTGCGGCTATTGGATGGACGAGAAACCCGCGGCGATTCTCTGGATCAGCGGCACACAAACGCTCTGCCAGAAATGGGCCGAGCATGACCTTGACCCCATGATCGACTCCCTCGGCTTCCGCTATAAGCTGGGCGCGGGCCAGAACTCCCGCCATAAGGGCGACAAGACGTACAGCAAGGACTACGTGGGCGGCCGCCTCGATATCGGTTCCGCGCAAGCACCCGGAGACCTTGCATCCATGAGCAAGCGCATCCTGATACGCGACGAAATCGACCGCGCGCCTACGGAGCTTACAAGCGGAGAAGGCAATTGGCTTGACGTGTCGGAGGCCCGCACTAAAGCCTTCCGCGACAGGGCAAAGATTTTCGATTGCTCCACGCCAACCGACTATTACGAAAGCGAAATATTCCGCCTCTACACCCTTGGCGATTGCCGAAAGTATATGGTCCCCTGCCCGCATCCCGAGTGCCAGAAAGAACAGGAACTTGAGTTTGAAGGCGAGGATGAGACGACGCATAGAAAATGGGGCTTGAAGCCTATCCTTGACGCCATGGGTGAATTGGCCGATGTCGTCTATATCTGCCGCCACTGCGGAGGCGAGATTCACGAATACCATCGAAAAGAGATGCTTGCCCGCGGCCACTGGCAGCCGACAAAGAAGTCAAGCGATCCGACCATGGTCTCCTATCACATCAGCGCCCTGTACTCTCCGTATGAGATGTACTCCTGGATCAAGCTCTACCGCCACTGGATGGAAGCGCAGAACGATCCCGATCGGATGAAGGTTTTCATGAACACCGAGCTCGGCCTACCCTACAAGGATCCCGGCGCACGCCCTGATCTGAAGATCGTCATGAGCCATTCCGGTGAATACATGCCCGGCGATATCCCCGCAGGCGTTGTCTTCCTAACTATAGGCATGGACGTGCAGGTCGGAAAACAGAGATACGACCATCCTGACGATGGCCCGCGCTTGGAAATGGAAGTGCTCGGCCACGGCGAAGGCTATCGGACATGGCAGATCCTCTACCGCAAGTTCTACGGCCCCGTAGATAACCCCGACCTCGGCGCATGGTCTGATTTCCTGAAATGGTGCGGGGACGCCGACGATGCAATACATAAAACCGTGGGCGCGAACTTCCGAAGGAAAGACGGCGTTATCTTTCCCGTGTCCCGCATCTTCATAGACTCGGGGGATATCACGGATGTGGTCTATCGATTCTGTTCCCGCGATCCCCTTCTCACCGCATGCAAGGGCGACAAGTGGACTACCGAGGAAAAGCTTAAAGAGAAAGGCGATATCGCGGGCCCCTCGAATATGATGCACTACCGAAAAAGCAGGATCACAAGCGGCCAGCAGGACCTCGTTCTCGTCGTCTCTAACTACTACAAAGACGCGCTCTACGGCAGATTGAAAGTGGAGAAAAGGCCGTCACCCCCGCAGCCCGGCGGCTATTGTTCATTCCCGGAGCGCATCTTTCCGCAATTGAAAGACAAGGCGGGAGCCGAGGCGGACAAGGAATACTACGAGCAATTGAACGCCGAGGAGCGCCGACGGGATGGCAGCTTTCACAAAGTGCGAAACCGAAACGAGGCCCTTGACGTCCGTGTATACGCGATGGCAGCAGGTGAGTATCATGTCATGGAACGCCTGAAGGAATTGAAAGAGGCCGCGATGCGAGACAGAATAAGACCTGACTTCGTAGCGGAAATGACCCCCTCATGGCTAATCGCCCGTTGGGCGCAACAGATTTCAGTAGGAGTAGCAAGACCTTGACAATCCACGCCGTTATGCTATCCTTTTACCCGTGAGTGACCCGCTGGGCACAGATTACGCCCCGCCGTTGCAGTCCCTTGCCCCGACGCAGTACCAGCGTTACCTCGCGCTCTATCAGTACTACCTCACCGTAGAATCCAACATCCAGGCGCAGTTGACCGCACGCTCGACAGACCAGCCGATCAACGACTATTCTTTCAACGCGGGGGAGGGCCAGCAGAGCACAAAGCGCATGACGCTAAAGGAGCTGATGGACGCGCTGGTCATGGTCGAAGGATTGATCCGCCACTACGCTCAGAAAATCTACGGCCGCGGCCTCATGAACCACATGCAGAGGAGAAGGTAATGACCGATAAACAGAAAATCGCGGACCTCGAAAAGCGCGTGAAGGACCTGGAAGCGCGGCCCGTGTTCGTCCCGATCATCGTTCATCCGCCCCATTTCGATTGCGTCCCGATCCCCGTCAATCCGTGGCCCGGTTACCCGCATCCCTACATTGGCGACTGGCCCTTTGTTCCATTCGCGAACATCTCCGCCTCTCCGCGCGGTGACTTCACGACATTCAGCGTCACCTGTGGGGCAGGATCGCTTTCATGAATCCCGTGGCCCCTCGCACGCGCGTGCATGTCACCTGCAAGGACATCACCGAAGGCGCAGGCCCCGGCACGATGCCCGAGGTCATCGAGGTTTGCACGTTCGGCAAACGCCTTGTCAACGAGATGGGCACGTGGGAGTTCAACCGCACAACCATCGAGGACATAGAGGATGCGATCGTCGCCGCCGGCTTCCGTTCGGGTGTGCGCACGGCACGCGTCACCGTCCAGCGTGTAGTCGAAGGCGGGATCGGCCGCACCGTTCTCACCGCGAAACTGGGGTATGTATGACGACAAACAGCGCGCAATCATTCGGCTACGATATCCCCTCTGATGTGACCGCCAATGAATGCATGACTATCTCCGAGTGCTCTCTTTGTAAGGTTTGGACCAAGCCGAATCTTCGAACGCGCATCACCATGTGGATGGCCCGCATCGGCATCGGCGTGCGCCGTTTCAAGAATAGCGACGATCTTTTCGTGGAGCTCAATAAATGAACGAAGCCCTTAAATCCTGCCCTTGCTGCGGAAGCTCCAACGTGCACGATGCCATGGGTGTTCCTTCTGACGAGGGTTCCGAGTGGCGCGTTCTCTGTTGGTCTTGCGGCCTTTCGACGCGACGCTGCTCCACCGAAGCTGAGGCAGTAGCCGCATGGAACCAAAGGCCATGATCGGAATCCGTGAGTTCCCGACGATTACCACGGAGGACCTCATGGGCGTGTCCTTCGAAGGCCATCCCGCGAAACTCCCGATCACCTCCCTCTACGGCCACCCGGCGGCCGCATACCTTCACAGCATCAACCTCCACATGAAAGCGGCCATCGAGCGCGCAATCATGGACCTCGGCTACCACTACGGCGTGAGCGGCGCCGCCCTCGAATGGCGCGGGAGTGCTCTTGTTGTGCGCATCCGCTACAGGGGCCGTGCATGAGCCGACACGTAGAAACTCGAAAACCGACAGAGCCATGGTTCAAGAGATTCGGTCAGTTCATTGCGTGCCTATGGGCGTGTGTCTGGAATCCTGATCTCCGTTTTGAGGACGGGACACGGGAACGCGCCGTCCGATCACTCTACTGGACATTCGCAAAGCAGACCGATCTTTTCTGGCGTACGAAATACGTTTGGTATGACGGCGGAATTGCAGAAATGTTCAGGGATTTAGATGCCAATCCGTGAGCGCCTGCGCACCGAGGCCATAGAGTCCGCGAAGCTGCGCGCCGAACTTGCCGCACGCCACGAGGAACAGGCCACGCGCATGCAGTCAGCCGCAGGCGCCGGCGGCAGCATGTACTGGGGCGGTGTTGCACGCGCGCAAGGTGCAAAGTTCCCCGGCGGCCTTTCGCGCTCTACAGGCAATCGCCTCTGGATTCACTGGGGCTTGCGGCAGAACGCCCGCGATATCGTCGAGGACAGCGTCCACGCCTATGCCATGGTCAAGCGCGACGCAGATACCGTCATCGACAGCGGTCTGAAGATACAGCCCACCCCGAACGCCGCAATCCTCGGAATCACCGAAGAGGAAGCTGACAAGTGGGCACTTGAAGTGCACGAGCTTGTCACACTCTGGGCGGAATCGAAGGACCAGTGCCGCAGCGGGCAGTTCAACTTCAACGAGATCGAGCACATGGTGCAAGGCTCGATGATCCGCGACAACGACTTTTTTCTCCGCCTGTACTACGCGCAGGACCCCAAGCTCCTGAATCCCTGCCAGTTCGAGTTGATCGACCCCAACCAGATCCGCGGTGACGCGGTGACCTCCGCCGTGCTCCCGCTTCCCATGTTCAACGACGGCATCGTACGTGATTCCAAAGGCCGCGAGACAAGCTACAAAATCTGGACCCTTCCCCTCGACAGCAACAGCTACTACGAGGAAGTGGAAATCCCGCGCATGGGCGAGAAATCCAAGCGCATCTTCATGATCCACGGCTACCACGCGGAATATCCGGGGCAGGGCCGCGGCTACTCACAGCTTGGCATCACGATGCAGGAATGGCAGGAGGTCGAGAACTACCTGCTGGCCGAGGTCAAGAAGGCCATCGCGCAATCACAGCATCCGCTTGCCGTCGAGAACATTCAGCAGAACCCGTCGAACTTCCTTGAGCAGATCGGCCGCACGCCCGCAGGCCCCCAGAACATGCTCGGCGCATCAACCCCGATCCCCGGCGGCGTGGCGGTGGCCGGTTCATTTGTCAACGAGCCGCTTGCCGTGACCCAGCTCGAGGAGGCCGCATTCGACACCCCCGGGTCGTCGTACATCCTGAACCTCGAAAAAGGCGATCAGATCAAGATGTTGCAATCGACCGCGCCGAACCCGCAGTTCGAGGCATTCGTCGATGCGATCCTAACCGGCCTGCTGGCCGCGCACGGCATGCCGCTGGAATGGTTCAAGCAGAAGTTCGAGGCCTCCTACTCCGCCGCCCGTGGTATGCTCATGGCGTACTGGCGCGTGGTGGAAATGAAGCGCAAATGGATCGACACGAACCTCATCGCCATCGTCTACGAGATGCTCCTCTCCTGCTGGATCGCAAGCGGCCGCATATCGTGCCCCGGCTGGAATGACCCGATCATGAAAGCCGCATGGCTTTCGCATGTGTGCATCGGAACCCCGCCCGTGCAGATCGACCCCGAGAGGGATGCGGCGGGCGAAAAGGCATGGCTTGAAATGTCGGCAACCGACGGCCGCCGCGTGGCACACGAGCACAACGGAAGCGACTACGCGAAGAACGTCGCGATCAACACCAAAGACTTCCCCGTGCTCCCGATACCGCCGTGGGAGCAGAAAATAACCGTGCAGGCGACAACCGCCGAGGAATCGGAGGCGAAAGCCGCCGACCAGGCGAAACAGGATCTTGCCGTGGCAAAGGCCGCAGGCGGCCCCCCGCAGAACGGCAATGGCAAACCCAAGGCTGAACTTCTGGAGGTGAGACCGTGAAGCTCGCACTTTGCTTTCCCGCAGTGAGTATTGACCCTGAATGGTTTTCCAATTGCCTCATGCCGTTTCTCATGTATTGCTCGCAGAAGGGCATCGAACTTGAGATGACGGTGAACGGCAAAAAGGGAAACATGTCCATTGTCCGCGAGTGCATGGTTGCAGGCGGCATGGAGCAGATCAACGATTTCTCGATCACCGCCCCATGGAACGGCAAGCGCGATTACGACTACATGTTCTGGGTCGACAGCGATGTGTACTTTTCCCCCGCCGACTTCGAGCGCCTGCTTGCCCATGACAAGGATATCGTGAGCGGTGTCTATGCCATGATGCACGGCTACAACGAGAACAAGGAATTGCTGATCAGCATGTCGGCCGCCGACCTCACGAACAACCTCTACGGCGCCGATGCGCACGGCATGCAGAAAGCGCTATGGTTCGGCTTCGGCTTCTGCCTGATCAAGCGTGGGGTGTTCGAGAAAATCGAGCGCCCATGGTTTCCCACCGAGAAGCGCATAATGGCGGGCAAGCCCGGCGTGTCGGGTGAGGATATCTGTTTCTGCCTGAAAGCAGGCGAGGCGGGATTTGACCTCTGGGTCGATTGCTCGCTGCGCCTTCCGCACAAAAAGGAAATCTTCGTATTCCTACCCCCGGAGGCAACGTGAAATGGAGAAGCCGAAAACGACGCAAGGCATCCTTGACGCACTCTGGTATGCCGTTGTTGGTTTGAACGAAAAAGATGGATTGATCGGAGTGTCAAGGCAACTACGAGATGACATGGTAATTCTCAAGGCGAACGCCCCGCTGCTATGGACGCGCGCCGAACATTACAAGGAACGCCATGCGGATGAAGACAGGATTGAATCGAAAACCGAAGAAAAGAAAAACGAACAGACCCAACATTCCATGTCTGCCGCAACATGGGTGGCATCCGCCGTCGCAATATGCGCGCTGATCGTCGCGGTGATTGCCATGGTGAAGAGGTGAAGAAATGAGCCTGAAAATCATCGTCATCCGCTCTCGCCTCTCACTTTCCTATATGCGCGATCCCGCGAAGCCCGCGGCGTATGACAATAACGACGGCAACAACTCCCTCGACCAGTTCACGCTCTTCGACGGGGATACCCCGCTTTTCTCCTGCCGCGCGCAGACGGTCTCCAACCTTGAAGGCCTTGATGCGGGCGTGCATTACATGGATACCGTTGCGCCTGGTCCCTTCACCCTTGACTTTCAGGTTCCCCCGCGCGCCTTCCAATGCAAGCCCAATGGCATCTGCAATACGAAAACGCTGGCGGGCGACATCATCGGCGCCGACTGCACGACGCTCACGAATAAAAGCCGCTGGCTCAACCACGACTGGGAGTTTCCTGCCGGCAGCGGACACCCGCCCGGGCAGGATACGCGCGTAGCGTGGAGCGCGGGGTGCTTCGTTGTCCCCGACCTGGACCTGCGCAAGTTCAACGCTACCCTGATAAATCTCGGTATTCAACCCGGCGATCTAATCGACGGGATTCTTGAGATGGAGGCATAGGAATGGGAATCATCCAGACAATTGAAGGCGACCTGGGGAAGCTTTTTGGCTTCCTTCGCAAAGAGGAAAAGGCACTGATGGCCGAAATCGTCGGCGAACTGAAAGCCCTGCGTGCCGACGTGGACGCCCTGAAAGGCAAGCCGCCAGCGGTTGCCCCCGCGCCGGCCCCTGCCCCCGCAGCGACGCCCGAGCCTGTAGCGGTTGCCCCCGCTCCGGAGCCCGCTCCCGTTGAACCGGCGGCCCCCGAGAAATGAGCGTCCTGCTTCTCATTCTCAAGACCATCGGCGACTTCTTTCTCGATTCCAAAGGAGACGGGGACCCCATGCGCTCTCTCGGGGTCCTCGCCTTCGCTTTTTTCGTGGTCATGCTTTTCCAGCGTCAGGTCTGGTGGGAACCCGCCGGCTGCGCCGTGATCTCCCTTTCGTTCTTCGTTCTCTCCATCTGGCATGATCGAAGGCCGGGAAAAAAAACGCCGCCCGATCCTACGCAGGGAGTGCCACGGTCATGAGCGACGTACCGCGCTTGCCGCCGGTCGGGGCGATCCATGACGGTGACGGCAACGTGTCAAGCAAGCGCCTAGAGTCTTTCATCGGCCTTGCCGCGGCGATCCTCTGCGCGGGTGTCGGCTACGCGATCAAAGAGACCGTACTTACCCCCGTGCTTGTCGGGGCGTTCCTCGGCTACAGCATGAGCATGCAAGGCGTGAGCGCATACGCGGAAAGGAACATGATGCGATGAAACCCGCGGCCCGCGCGATCCTCATCCTCTCCGCGCTGCTCGCCGTCTCTGTCGGCTGGATCATCTATTCCGCGGTCCATGGCGACGCTGCGCTGAAAAAGGCGCAGACGGCAGTTGAGGCGGCGCAAGCGGAGAATGTCACGCTCAAGGCCGACAACGCCGCGCTTACCGCGTCGACCGCCAAGCAGGACGCGCTGTCGAAAGCGGACAAGGCTACCATCGCCGAGCAAGGCACGTTGATTGCCACGCTGAAAGCACAAAGCGGGCAGGGGCACACTATCGCCGCGGCGGCCGTATCCGAAGGCGCGGACCTCGAGACCACGTACAAGGCAGGCGCGCCCGTAGTAGAGCAGATTGCCGTCCTCTCGCTCACCTACTGGTACGTGCTGATGGGCGTAAAGATCGCCCCCGTGCTCGCATCGGTTGCATCCTTCTCCGATCTCATCGACGCGCAAAACGGTACGATCCTTTCCTTTGCGACTACCGTTACCACGCTCACCGACAGCAACACCGCGCGGCAGACGGCCATCGACGCCGACAAGGTGACAGAGGCGGGCATGCAAGGCACGATTGATTCTCAGGCGCTTCACCTCACGACCGCCGATACGAGCATCAAGACCGCCGAGTTCCGCGTGCACCTGTTCGAGGGCTTGACCATAGGATTCGCCGTAACCACCGGCGCCCTGCTCCTCTACGAAGGCGGCCATGCCTTGAAGGTGTGGTGATGAGCGCGCCAATCCGTCTGCTACCAGGGCAGACCCCCGGATACGCCCCGTCGCCGTACGCGCCTGCGCGCATGTGGCAGGCGGCGACCACGAACTGGATCCCCTATGCGATTGCGGGCTTGAAGATGCACGCCAAGTTTTCCATACAACACCCGGCGATTGCTTTCACGGTGGAGCAGTAGCGATGATGAACCTTGGCGCATCCCTGTACGCGATCTCGCAGGGAACATTCGTCATCAACGCCGCATTCTTCGACGAAAACGGCGCCCCCGCGACTCCTATCTCCGCAAGCTGGACGCTCACCGACATCAACGGCACCGTGCAGAACTCCCGCTTGAACGTCGTCATATCCCCGATCGCGCAAGCCGTGCAGATCGTGCTCTCGGGTGCCGACATCAACTATGGCGCATCCGCATCGCATCAGCGCACCCTCACGCTCACCGCACTCTACGTGTCCTCGCTTTCGGTGACCCCGCTTCCGCTTGTCGACTCCTGCACCTTCTATGTCGCGAATCCCATTACAGGGAACATCGGCCCATGATCGCCTGCCCCCGCTGCCGCCATGAATTGAAGCTCCGCGCCGATACCAACGAATGGGCGTGCGCAAGCTGTGCCTTTACACTGGTAGCGGGATTGCATGCAGCCTCATCATCCGAGAAGGGGCCCTATCTCGGCGATCAGCTCATGAGAAACGCGGGACATGATTGCGATATCGAATGGTCCCCCGATCACGAAGAGCCGCGCCTCAATTGCTGGATGGACATCCGAACCGGCCCCGACGGGACCGAGGAACTTCACTACATGCTCGGCGATGCCGACTACATCCAGGACCACATCTACGACGACTGGGTGAACGGTGGACACTTCTACCGCTACGCATGGACGGCCGAGAACCAGATCATCATACAGGACGGCCTCACGCTCCTCAATCATATTGCTACCGCGGTGCACGAAACGCACGAGCGCTACCGCATGAAGTACCTCGGCTGGCGCTACGAGCGGGCGCACGCAAGCGCACGGGTGATCGAGCGGGCTATTCGCAACCTTGCACTTGAAAAAGGCACCGTGATCCCGAATACCGCCGACATCGAGCACATGCTTGTCATGGAAGGCCAGGGCATGGATTGCCTCGACCTTGCAAAGGATCTATTCGAAAAAGAAGGCGAGAAAGCGACCGCCGCAACGAAGCAGGCCAACGCGACAAAGGTGGACCCGAAGGCATGACCGCAGAAGAGATCAAGGAAATCCGCGACCGCCTTGGTTTGTCACAGCGTGACCTTGCTCAGCGCCTCGGTGTTGCGAAGTCCACCGTGCAATTCTGGGAGCAGGGACGCGGGCAACCGAAAAGGCAGACTGAAGATACTCTGAAAAATCTCAACGAATAGGGTATACGAAAAATCTCCGTACTGCGAAAAATCTCCGTACTTGCGCTCCGTACAACAGATTCGATAATTTCATCTCAACATGATCGAGAAGCTGTACGCATGCGAGCCACAGTTTCTACTCACCTACATCTCGAAGATGGAGAACGCCACCGCCGAGGAGATCGCCCTTGCCGCTGGCCAGTTCGCGCAGCCCGTTCCCCGGGAGGACATCTACGACGAGGACGGCGAAGAGGCCTGCATCAAAGTAGAGGGTCCGCTCACACAGGCCGGACCCCCGCCGCTTGCGCATTTCTTCGGCTTCGGCGGAACATCCTACAGCGCCATCCTCAAGGCAGTGGCCTACGCAAAAGACAACCCCGCAATCAAGCGCCTGTGCCTCGAAGTGAACTCGCCGGGCGGGGAAGTCGCGGGCGTCGATCACGTCTGGCAGGCCCTCCGCGCGTGCGGAAAGAATTGCAGCGCCGTCAACATGGGCCTCATGGCATCCGCGGCCTACTGGATCGCAAGCGCCTGCGAAAAGATCAGCGCAACATCCCCCGCGGCCGAGACAGGATCCATCGGCGTGATCGCGGTTGGCATCGACGATGCCGACCTCATGAAAAACCTCGGCGTGAAGAAGGTGACCATCCTTTCGAAGAACGCCCCCGACAAGGGCCTTGACTTCGCAACCGACAAAGGCCGTGCCTCGATCCAGAAACGGGCGAACGAGATAGAAAGCGTGTTCATCTCGCGCGTGGCCGAAGGCCGCCATACCACGGCGGAAGCCGTCAAGGAAAACTTCGGCAAAGGCGCGCTTAAGATCGCCATGCACCAGCCGGGCGAGACCTGCGCGTGCGCCCTTCACAGCGGAATGATCGACGCCGTCACACCGATGGCCCCGAATACAGACTCACGAAAAACGCCGGGCGCACAGTACGCCCAGTCCGGGAGGAACGAAATGAAGCTTTCCGAATTGCTCGCGGCCAACCCCGAGGCAAAGACCGAACACGAGAAGGCACTCGCCGATGCGCGCGCCGAAGGCAAGGCGGCATTCGAGGCGCGGGTGACCGCGGCCAAGCCGTACCTTGCGCTGAAAGCCACCGCCGACGGATACGACACCGCCGAGGTCGAGGCAATCGCCAAGTGCGCCGTTGACGTGATCACGGGCGCCAAGGATGCGGGAGCGGTGCAGGCGTTCGTCGCGTTCGTCGACATGAGCGTGGAGAAGCGCAAGCTCGCCGCCGCACATACCGAGACCGCCACGCTTCCCGAGACCCCGGGACAGCACACCCCGGCCATGGCCGACCTCATCGTCAAGGTCAACGCGCAGAAGCTCGACCTGGCCGCGATCGAGACCGCCTCCAAGAGGCAGGGGATCGAACCGATCAAGGGCGTTGCGGCAACCGTCGAGATGAACGATCTGCTCGCCAAAGACAAGCAGCTTCTCTCGACGCTGGGAGGGATGTAAGCCATGCCCGAAATCCAGGACTCTTTCGGCTTCGCATCCGCCTCCGAGTTCGATGTTGTCCTGAAAGCTCCCGCCCCGTGGGGGATTTTCAAGGCATACACGCTCGTGGCCAATGCGGTGACCATCGCCATCCCCGGCACCTCGACGGCGCCCATCCTGTACAACCCGCCGTCGTCGGGTGTCGTGTTCAAGATTCTGCGCGTCGCATGGGGCGTCACCGGCGGCACCATCGCCGCAAGCGCCTCCTGCTATGCCATCCAGGATCAGCCCGCACTGTCGGCGGTCACCGCGGGGCCTGTACCGATCAACGCGAACTACTTCCGCGGCAACGCCTTCCTCGGCTACTGGTACACGGCCGTAACGTGGGCGACGGCCTCGACGGTCATCATCCCCTACGGGTTCCACTCCGGAGGCGCCAACGCCGCCGGGCCGTTCTCCAACCCGCAGTGGATTGAGAACCGGCTCTACATCAACCCCGGGCAGGTATTCGCCCCCTGTTGCGCAACAAGCGCGCAGGCGGCAACGGTTTGCCCCATGGTCGAGTTCCTCCAGATGCCCATTGGAGCGACGCAGTAACATGGCAGCCCCCGGCGGATTCCCCGTAGCACAGCAAGGCGTCGGAACGGCCTACGCCTCCTACACCTCGGCGAAGTCAATACTTGCCGCATCCGCTGTCTACTCGATCCCCCCCAACGGACTGTATGTCGGCAAGCGCTACCGCATGAACGCGATCATAGCGTTGTCGAACATCGTCACCGCACAGCCCACGTTCACCTTCCAGGTCATGGGCGGCCCGACGTCGAACATCATCGTATGGTCAAGCGGAGCGCTGCTGGCGACGACGACCGCAAACGCTAGCCTCCCCTGTTACGTCACGGTCAACCTCACGTGCGCGACGATCGGCGCGGGCACCACGGCAAACTACATGTCAGTGGGCACAATCAGAACCCTTGGCCTCGTTCTTGCGGGCGCTGTTGCCGATCCCACGGCGGGTGATACCGTGATCATCGCACCGAATGCGACCATGGCCACTCCGTCATCGGGTGCCGTGGGGTTCAATTCGCAGGTGCTCACGAAGCTCGATCTCTGGGTCGGCATATCGGTATCGGACCCCGCAAACGGCGTGCAGATATACGACTACTTTTTGGAGGACATGAATGGACCATAAGCAGGCCCGAAAAAACAAGGAGTAAAACATGCCTACCATCGTTCAGGCGTCGCAGGTCAACAACTCTTTCCCCTTGATCCTCTCGGGCGAGGCGGGGGTCTGGGAGGCCGAGGTCATCGGGGCAAACGGCTCTCGTTCCGTGAACCTCGCGCAGTACACGATCATGTCGCAGGTGGCATCGACTTTGGTCTGGATGCCGTGGCTGAACGCCAACCTCGGCGACACAACGGGCCTCCAGTACCCCGCGGGCATCTACCTCGGTGACACGATCCCGTATGCGTCGATCGCCGCGGGCAACGTCGCCAACTGCATGATACTCGCGGGCGGCGCGCTGTGCATGCTGGACGTCAACCTGCTCGTCTTCGACAAAGGCAACTCGGGCGTGGCAACGGCAAACACGCTTGCCTCGATCATCACCGCACCGTCGAACATCGCAATCATCGCCGAGCGATGGCTGAACTTCCTGGGGCTGTTCCCCACCGGCACCCTCCAGGGTGACCTCACGGAGAATTAACCATGGCAACACCCGTAACCTTCGATCTATTTTCGCGCATCTGGGCCGGCGGCTTCGATGAGCACCAGAAGGTATTCACGCCGACCGCGGGGCAGTCGATGTTCGG